GATGCTAGTTTAGTCTTACCAAATGGTAACTTATTAAGTAGACGTTTTACATTAAATACTAGTCTATGAAAAACCGTGTAAGCTGATTTTTCCTGTGGAGTTTTTCGATCTTTAGCTTTCTTAAGAATCTTACCTTCGGCATCAATAATGCCTAGTTCATATGCATCGGTCTTATCCCAAGACGAGACTAATAACTTTAGAAACCTAAAGGCATAGAATAAATCAGCTGTTCTTGAGACTACGCTCATTAAAGTTTCCTCAGTTTATCTATTATGACTTGGTCTAATGGTATTTCTACCTTAGCATCTTCCGGAAGATAATTCAGGAAGATTAAAAAAGTCTTTAGCATTGAATGATGTTCTGGTTCTACTTTAAACCACATCATTCTGTTAGCCGCTTCAATACCAAAAACGTTATATAAGACAATAATGTGGTTCAATATAAGCCTTTCTTGCAAGTCATCATATTGTTCATATCGTCTAAGTAATCGTTTTAGATACTTAAATCTTGTTAAATCTTCTTTAAACTCTTCAACGTCGCAACACTCAGGATTATTGTAATGTTGCGACGCAAAGAGTTCAAAATTTCTGCTGTTAAGCTTGTCAAATATTTTCATCATATATTATCTATACAAGATAAATTAGTCTTCTTCGTTATCAGCCTCGTAGTTCTTATCAACATAATCAAAAAATTCTTTCTTCTTATCGCCTTTAAGTTGAGCTGGTGAATCGACACCAAACTTTTTCAAAGCAGACTTAAAGAATTTTTGATATCTTTCTTTATCTTCTTGCATTTTAGATTTAGCTTCATTCATTGTATGAGCTTCTTCAACCATAGCTTCAGTAACTTCTTCATTGGCCAATTGGAATGCTGCAGCTACTTCTTTATGACTACTCAATCCTTTTTTAATCTTTTCAATCTTTTTCGCGACTGGAGTCATTTTACCATCTGATTTAAGAGCCATTTCTACAGCTTTTTTAATCTGAGCTTTAGTAAAACCTTCTTCAATAGTTTCTAAACCTTCCATTAGTTCTGGAAAAAGATCTTCAATATCTTCAGGATCCATATCGTAATCTTTTGATTGCAAGTAAGCTAAAATGTTTTTCTTTTCTCCAGAAAGATCAAAGCCATCTTTTGTTTTCTTAAATTTTACTTTAAATTTCTTTTCAGTAGCCTTTATGTCATCGCCTTCGTGATCAATATCGATCTTAGCTTTACCCTTACCAGCTTTAAGTTTAGCTTCAGTAATTGAAATAGTTACTTCTTCCTTAACTACTGAACCGTCTTCTTTTTCACCAGATTTTTTAACTGTATGTTTACCTTTAAAGTCTTTTTCACCTTTAGCTTTAGGCTCAGCCACTTCATCAACTTCTGGCTTTTCATGAGTATAGCCTTTTTTAGCAAGAGCTTTATGCTCAGCTTCGTCTTTAGCTACTTCTTTTTCGCCGGTTTCTGGATGAAACATATCATGTGGATATTTTGTTTCTTCCTTTTTTACTTTACCTTCGAGTACATCGCTAACGGCTGCAGCAATGCTTAAGGTATCTTTATCATTAAGTCTCATATTAGTTTCTCCTATTGTATGAAAAGCATTCCTGTGATAGCTGTGGCGGCTGCCGCGATTACTATCCAGAATAGTTTATTAATTATATTTACTGTCGCTGCGTTTTCACGTACGACTTGATCTAACTTATCAACTCTATTTATAAGAGTTAATATTTGTTCCCCTTGTTGTTTACCAAACTCAGCCATTGTTGCAATCTTTTCTTCTGCTCGAGCTAAAGAAATAATAGCGTCAGACAGTTTATCAATCTTTTCTTCGATTCTATCTAATCTTGCCGCAGCTGCTGCTCTTTGTTCATTAGCTGTTGTCATGTTTTATTACCCTGCATTTTAATGGCGTTACACCTTTAATTAATCTATGATATTCGTATTGTTTAATATCAAATACCATACCTTTTTTTAATAGCCAGGGTAGACATCTTTCTAATTGGAACTGCCAGCCCTCGCCTTCTAAAATTTCTATTTCTCTATTTTCAAAGTCTCTATGCCAAACGTATTCAGCATCTTCTACAGTTGGGTCAAAGGTTCTTACCTCTCCATCTTCCCAATACGGTTTTTTACCAAAAGTAAGATCCACCACCTTTTAACCCCAAGTCTTTAGCATATTTTGGAAGTCGGCACGCCCAATATCCTGCTTTTGTTTTATCTGTTTTGGTATCACAATTATGGCGTGATGCAAAGTTACGTGCTGCATCGCGATTATTAATTTTAGATGTGAGACCACCCTTTTCGTCGCCAAATTCTATTTTCTTTACGTTACCAGTTTTGGGATTCTTAACGTAAACTACATATTTCTTTTTACCACTAGACCTCTTAGGTTTATTTAGTTCAGGTTCAGCAGCTTCATCTATTTCAATCATAGGTTGATCTAAAGGTACATGTTGACCTTCATAGATACCAAATCTTTCTTCTACATGCTCTAAGAATGTATGCATATTTTTAGATTCCATGGTCGTCCATCCATCGTTGAACTTCTTTCTTAGCAGTAGCTACATTCTTATATCCAGTGACTGGATACCTTGGGGTCTGTCCGCTTTTGTCAAAAACTGTAGGCAGTACTTTCTGACTCCCGTCTTTATTAAACTTCATAGAATCCATACCAGACAAACGAATCTCAAACTTACCATCCGAGGTCACATGTTTGAATACTTTCTTATTACCTGCGCCGTATCCATCTGGAACCTTCTTCCATTTGATCTTAGCTTCAGTAATATATTCTTTAAACCCGTACATTATTTTTGTCCTTTTATCCATCTTACAGCAATTGCATTTTCAGGAGCTTTATCAGCCCAAGTTTTTATTCTTTTAAACGCCCCAATCGTCTGACTATCAATGTCAGAGCCTTTAGAGTTATCAACTATTAATAATCTATTTCTAAATAATCCTTGAAATTTACCAATATTCTTTTGAACATCTTTCCACATTTTAGTAACTAAACCGTCTTCTAAAGATCGAGGTCTTAACTTGTTTCTTTCTAATGCAGTTTCTAAATCTGTATTAACAAATATCATATGAACAGCATAGCCAATTTCTCTTAACATATCAACTTGCTTTTTAATCTTAGCATAGTCCTTACCAGTACCATCAATAACAATACCCATTCTACCTTGAAGAGCAAAGTTCATTTTCTTACCAGTAATAGCTTTTGCTCTAGCTCTTACAGCTTGACCTTGAGCTGATGCAATATCTTCTGGAGACGCAGTAAGTCCTGCTTTCTTTAATCCCTTTTCAAAAGCATCGTCAGAATTAATTAATCTAAAACCTAATGCTTGTAAAGCTGTTTTACCTACAACAAATGATTTACCAGAACCTGGGCCACCTGCTAGGAATACCGCTTTAAAAATAGAAGGATCGTTTACGCCTTCCATTAAGTCAAAATGTTCTTTAAAATTATCCATTATTTTTTAATATCGTATCTAAATGATTTATCTTTAGCTTGGCCTTTCTTTGTAATACCATAACCAGCCATTTGAGCTAGTGCTTGTAGCTTAGGCCAGTTCTTTTCAGATTTCTTTTGGCGTCTAGCTTTAAACATATCTTCTTTAATCTTTTTAAATAAAGTATCAACTATATCCATATCATCCATTACAAGAGGAGACTCATCGATGGAGTCTTCTTTGGCATACTTAGCTTTAAGTCTATCCAGCTCAGCTTTACGATCTTTAGCTCTCTTATCTAGATCAACGCCTTTGCCTTTTAAACGTTTAGTTAATCTTGATGCTGCTGATTTTGCTTCTTGTATTTCTTTGAATGTTTTCATCAACTTCCCCTTACCTTTGCCGCAAGATCTTTATCAGCTTTACCCCATGTTCCAGATGATTTAGTTGTAAATGAGTTAACTCGAGCTAATCCCCACTGAGTTGGATTTGTTCCTGGTCTATGACTTGTTTTCCAAGCAGCATAACCACGATCAAATACTTTCTTTAGGATACCATAAGGCATACCTGATTTTTCAGCTTTCTTTTTAAGTGCTGATTTAGCATCATCTTCTTCCAATGATTGTGAAAAACTTTTCATTTCGCCAAACTTCTTTTTAAAATTCTTAGTGTGTTGGCTTTCAGGAGCATTAGGTCTTTCTTTATCGTGAGCTGCTTTTTCTTTAGAATCCATATCAGTATATTTCTTTTCATCTAATAGTTCAACAGCATCTAACCAGACTCTCTTCTTCCAGTCGCCAAATTCAACTACTAGGAAGTTAGTACCACATCTTTGAATAACACCAATTTGATTTGATTCTTTTAGCACAACTTCGTCGCCTTCTTTAAAAAGATCACCTGTTATAAACTGTTCTCTTTTTTCTGATACCGTTTCTAGTTCAACGTGCTTTCGATGCATGTGAGATTCTTTTAGACCCATACCCTTTCTAATAGTATTAAATAATGCCTTTGAATCTTTATAGCCTTTAGGCATTCCTTTTGTAAAATTTTCTAAATCGTTATCTGAAGCATATGCTCTTAGTTTAGATGCAGACATACCTTCAACGCCTTCAGCATCTGGATCTCTTTCTCCAGCTGAAACGACTTTAATACCATTTTCGAAGTTATAGAAACCATGTCTAGAATCGACACCGTTATATTTATTGAGAAGAGTATCAAACTCTTTAACTCTATCTGATCCTGCAACCATAGTTACTGAGGTATAACCTTGGTCATATAATTTAGTAGCAATGTCCATAACGTGTCTAACATCGCTATCAGCCATTACGCTACGCGCATGTTTTGGAAACATTTTGCGTAAGAATTTTATCTTTTCTTTAAACGATAAAGGATTTTTCTTAGCATCTTGTGATTTTGAACCATATATACGATATGGATTACTACCAGCCGTTTTCTTTAGCTTGTCAAAAAGTTTCTCATGGCCTGAAGTTGGTGGATTAAATCTACCAAAGACGAAATAGACTTCGCCTTTAGCTTCAGTTAAATAGTCGCTAAAACTTTTAATTTCCATATTATTTGTCTTTACCTTTGCTCTTCAATTTAGCTCTATCAGCTTTCTTAATTGCTGGTAGTAACTTTTTAGCAATCTTTGCAATTGCTCCTTTTTTAGATGCTAATCTCTTTTCAATACCAGCTCTGCCAGCAAATGATAGATCACCTTTCTTTTTATTCTTAAGTATTTTTTGTATCATAATATCACGAGCTTTTTTCGTGGCACGACCTTTGAGTTTTTCTGGGGATGCTAATTTTCTTGCTGCTTTCTTTTTACCTAGAGCAATTTTAGCTTTGTTTTTTCTGAAGCTGGCTTTCATTTTCATTCTATGTGCAAGTGACATAGCTTCTGAAAAATCGCCACTATCTTCAGATAGTTCTGCTTCGTGTTCTTTAAATGATTTCATGTTTATCCTCGGTTCCATTTAGTTAGGATTGTCCCAACCTTTAATAATGTCTTTGCTAAAGTTGTTGGTAGAAAATTCTAATCTATCAACTAATTTAACTGCTCCACCTTCCATACGATCTATAGCAACAAAACCTTCAGGGTTGGTTACTTTAAATCCGGATTTAGTCTTAACAAAAGTACCAATTTTGTTTAAACCATTTAGTTTATTTATAATAATTAATTTGCTATCTACTACTAAATTTTGCAAATCAAACACATTCTGTAAGTTTTTTAGATTAGATTTGTCAAAAAATGCAAGTAATTGATCTCTTTTAGCAATTTGAGTATCTTTACCCTTTTGACTGCTTCTCTTGTCAATTTCTTTTTGATAACGATCTTGGACAAACATAATAAGACCAGTAGCATGTTTCTTAGTATCTGTGATTCTTTGACCTTCTCTGACTTTCCTATTGTTATACACGTTAATAATGAGGTTTAGTTCTTTGTTTGATTCTAACTCTTTAAGAGTAGATCCAGATATTTTTTTAAACAACTTACCAGCAGCTGAAAGTTTACCATTAAGTAACTCAGTATCTTTTTTAGTTAGTGTTGCTGTACCAGATAGATCAGATAATGTGGCATCGACCATCCAAACGTCTTTAGAGGATTTTAACTTTGGAACAATTTCTTTACCAAACTCAGCTCTCATCGTTTCAAACGTTGCTCCACTATACGTTGTATGCCAAACAATTCCAATCTTAGCTGCTCCAATCTCCTTAGCGAGAGCACTACCAGTAGGTACTGCATAAGCGATAGTGTTAGGATGAAACACAATATGACTAACTCCATTAATCTTCTCCTTTTTAAGGTCTGACTTATCAAACATAAAGTCACCCTGAATCACCCCTTTTACACCAAGAGGCTTAATGTAATCAAAGGCCATTTTTAACTTTTTAGATAAATCACCAGAAGTATCAGCATCAATATCAGCATGAGATTTATAGATCTTTGGATTAGCATTAAATATACCTTTCTTTGCTACAAAGAATTGACCATCAGATGGATCTTCTCCAGCAAATACGGCGGGAGCGCCATCCCATTTAACAGTAACGTCTACTGCAGATTTTGCGTTACCAGACAGCATATCTCGCAATGATCTCAATGCAAGTATAGCTTGGCGCGCTCCCTTAACTCCGCCGTCAAGAATAAGATCCTCAATATGAATCATATGAGTGTTCTTTCCTGCGGCTTCAGCCAGTTGATTTTTAAATCCTTTCATTATTCATATACCTTTACGTATGCGCTAGAGTCTTCGGATTTAGATCCAGCATAGTTAATAATTTTAGTTAGCCATCTATTAGCTTTTGTTCCAGTGTTTTGATCTACTATGTATACAACATATAGACATGCCATCTTAGATCCAACCCAATAAACGTCTTTACTAAGTAATTCTTTTTCAAAGGTTTCATAGCTTTCGTTTTTATAGAAATGACTATACATTTTATGAAATATTGCAATAGATCGCTTATCACCTTTAACTATTTTCTTTGCCATCGCATTGATTTTACCATTGTCTGGTATTTTCTTTCTCATAACAAGCTTTAAAGCGTCTTGCATGATACCATATCCAGCGCCGCCGCCTCTAGCAGTTTTAAGAGCAATTTCTCCTTTTATCGCGCCACCAGCAGAACCGGCTCTTAGATCAAATTTACCTTCGTCAAAGAGAATAGTAGCACCTTTGTTAGACCAAAAAGTTCCTCGTTTTTCGCCTTGGAGTAATATTTTTAATAGCTTATGATCATCAGTATCAGGCGGTAGTTTGACATTATATTCTTTAGCCTTTGCTTTCTTTTTAACAAGCTTAAGTGATATAGCAACTAGTTGTCTATCAACAAATGCTTGAAGCAAAGATTTATTATATCCAGCAATAGAATCCGTATTTAGAGATTTAAGATCAAAAGATTTTTCAACAGCCCAAAAATCACCTGGATTCCACTTATCATCTTTAACCGGTTTTTGATCTGAATTTTTATATGCAACGTTTTTGTATGCATAAACAGTATTCATTAATTTACTGTTTCTATGGAATGTTTGAGACTTATTGATATAACCCTCTTTAACGAGAATTTTAGCTGATTCGTATGAAGAATGAAACCAACCATCCTCTACACTAGCAATTTCTTCGTATGTAGCATCAACATATACTCTTTTATATGCAGCCTTTAAGATTTCTTCATTCATAAAGAACTCTTCTGACTGTATTCCATTGTCTAGCATTGCTTGACAAATAACGCATTGATGACTTTCAGTGATTTGAGTATTCTTGGTTCCGCCACCAGCTCCACCGCCCCCGCCAAAGACTTTGCTTTTACCAAGATCTGATGAGCTAATAGTTTTACCATCACCATGAAGATTAAATGGCTTTTCAAGCTTCTTAAATATTTCTATTTGAGCTAAAGCATCTTCAATTTCAGTTACTTTAAAGGTTCCACCCTTTGCTAGTTCGAGAGGTTTTCCATCTCGTATAAGTCTTGCAAGAATATCAATTCGAGCCTCGCCTGTATTAGCATTAGGTTTTTTTAATTGACCAGGAGCAAGTCTAACTGCTTCTTTAATTGGTTCTAGTGATAAAAAACTTTTCATAATTGTATTATAACACTCCTGTTAGTAAATGTACAATACTATTTATAATAAAATTTTATTTACTATTAGGATTATACAGTTTATTTGGCCAAACATTGTCCTTTTCATCGACAATAATAATCCCTAAGTATTCCAAGGAATCAATCATTTTAGCGCCGCCTTCTTTAAGGCCGATGATGTACGAAGTATATCCAACACCAACTATAGTTATTAAAGCAATTAAATATTCCATTATAGAAATTCCTCGTTCCGTGCAATTGATGTTATATAACCCCTTTCATCCATATCTTTTTTAAAGCTTTCTGCGT